CCACAGCAGATCTGACAAGAACAATCAATTTTGTTGTTGATTCTGGATCCGCTCCAATGTCAACGGGAATCAAAGGTGATATGACGTTGGATGTAACTGGCGAAATTCAATCTTGGACAATCATTGGAGATCAGGCTGGTCAGATTCAGTTTGATATTAAGAAAACAGATTATTCTAATTTTCCAAATTTTGCATCAATTTGTGGAACCGAGAGACCACAATTAGGGAACATTAATCTTGGAACAACTCAAAGAATTAATCGCAACACAACAATTGCTTCTTGGAACAAAACTCTCAATGCTGGAGACATTTTACAGTTTGAAATCATATACTCTATAAATATTCAAAGATGTGTAGTGTCTTTAAAATTAGCACTATAATCTTTTTATAAATAACATTATCATAGGTAAGAAACTCAAAGAGGAAACATTACATGGCACTTCTAGTCACAGACCAGGGTGAAATTGATTCGCTCCGTACACTGTTAAATGCGACTCACAAAATTCCCAGAAACTTGGTTTTAAAGCTTTATACTAGCAACACCACTCCTTCCGAGTCGGATGTACCTGCAGTTAATCGTTATTATGAACCATACAATGCAACAAACACCAGTGGATATGGTAGTGCTGCAACAACTGGTTATTCTACCTGTGTTAACAATAGAACAGAAGAAGATCAAGACTTCTCTGATCAGTACGGCAGACTTCTAAATGGTAACCGTTGGACAATCGCAACAACTGTAAACCCAGTCGCAACGACAACTGCTACTGGTACAGCAAACGATTATTCAATCACGGTTGCTAGTGCTACAGACATTAAAAAGGGAGACTATGCCGAAGGAGCAGGAATCCCAACAAATACCTATGTTGTTGATATCCAAGGAACGAATCTTGAACTAAGTCAACAACTCACTGCTGGTCTTTCAAACACCTCGGTTTCTTTTGGTAGAGGAAGATCTACGGCTTCATATCCAGAAGAAGTATTTACTTTTAGTTCTGCTGCTGGTAGTGTTTATGGTTACTATCTAGCTCGCGCCAATAACATGCCAGTTACAGTTCATGGTGTTTCTGATGCAGGTACTGTTGCTCTTGGTAATCAAATTACCAAAACTGGTTGTAAGGGCGTTATTGGTAATGATTACCTAAACCTCCTTGATGTAAATGTTACCCCAACAATTACTGCTGGTACTGCTGGAACATTTGAAATTGCTGTTAGCACGAATACCAATATTGTTAAGGGTCAAGTAGTTACTGGTACTGGAATTCCTGCTCAAACACGTGTTGTTGGTGTGAGTGGTACAACTGTTTATCTAGACAAAGCACTTACAGGAACTGCTTCGGGAACAGCAACCTTCAAGGTTAACGTCGCAGAAGATCTAACTGTTGGTATGGTTGTTTCTCAGACCGCAACTCCAAATGGTATCGCTGCTAGTACTACAATTGTTGGTATTGACTATAAGACCAGGACTGGAGAAATTGGTCCTCGTATTTATCTGAGCAATCAATTAGTTGATAACATTCAGGTATCAAACGGAAACGATGCAGTTAAGTTTGACTTTTCTATTGTAACTACAGATCCTAATAATGTTGCAACTCCACACAAACTAAATCCTGGTGATGTTATCTACATTGCTCAAGGAACAACAAGCACAATTGCTTCTGCCCACTATACAGTATTTGAAGTTCCAACATCAACTACATTTACCACAACTCCTGCACTTCAGGGTACTGGTGATGCCACACTTTATAGCAGCATCTTCTTTGCAGAAAGATTCACAAATGGTCCATACGCCATTCAAAATAATGGTGACCAGATCAAGGTAACTCTGAACGTAAGCCTAGACTGATCCTATATAATACAAACCCAAATTTTAGTTATCATTATATGGGGGTTGTCGTTAGGCAATCCCTTATTTTTATGCTCATCTAGTCTATGGCAGTATATACTTACATATCAGGATTAGAATCTGACGCCGTTGGACTATACGCCAATGAACTTTTGAGCAGCCTTGCTACAAGAACAATTGGATCGTTTACTAAAAATACAGCAGCTGGATTATTTGCTTTCATTAGTAGTCAAGAAAGAAGAACATATGTTTATGAACCATCTCTAATTGACCTCTACAACGAATTAGATTTTGGATTTATAATTGATGTAACTTCTTGTGTAATTACTCCTATTGGTACTGTAGTTGTTTCTACTAATACGATTGCTCCAACATGTGCTGTACGCATTGATATTGGTGCTACAGTAACAATTAATCCAAGTTCAATATATACTGTCCCAGTCCAAGTTAGTACTCCAAATATTTATAAAAATTGGGGAAGCATTACAGACTCAACAGCGACTGCGGAGGATTATGGTCGCATCTATTATGTAAGTAATGTAGAATCCTTTGGATTCGTTAAATTTGTTAGTGAAGCTTCATGGAAAGCAACACAAGCTTGGCAAGGATCTGGAAATATTGGATTATTTGGTAAGGAAAGTTCTCCTGCCTTCTACAATTATAACACTAGTAATAGACTACGAGGACTTGAAGGATCATCAAGTTATGTGTTCTCTCCTGCTCTCCCGAGTAGGGGAGGACTTTTCTTGCTTGGGGAATCCCAAATTGGTATCAGTCTTCGTATTATTATTGATGCTTCTACACTATTCAGTTTTTCTAATCTTGATGAGAAAAGGACATTTGACTATCCAGCAACGGAAGGAAGTCTGTCTATTCTTGGTGGTGTATCTGATGTTGACACCACATTTGCATATTTTGCAGAAGGAACGCTATTTAACTTCTCTGGTTTAGACGAGAAAGCATCGTATGATTATCAGGGATCTGGAAGACTATTTGGATTCAATAATCTTGAAGAAGCAAGAGTATACAGATACGATTGTCATGATTCAAATGCAATTGATTATTTTGTTGAATCGGATTATGGTTATGTTGAAAGATGCATTACAACAGAAACTATTACAGGAGATATTTCTGGGTCTTCCACTTCATGTACGTGTGTAGTACAACAAGGAACAACTGCACGTATTGTTAATAATCAATCATATTCAGTTGCTCTGAATTCTGACATTGCAACGATATTTATTGATTATGGTTATATAACAAATCCAGCAGATGCTCTATTAGACTTTGGTTATATTCTAACCACAAGCAATGTGATGCCTTGTGGATCTATTAGATTTAACAAAGAAATTGCATCCACTAATAAATTCACGCCAAATTGGAACGGCGAAGGAATCATTTCTATCTCTGGTGCATCAAGAATTCCACTTGATGTTGCTGTATATGGAACAGGATCTATTAAAAATCTTGGTGGATCAGCAGAGACTGCAGCATTTGCAGAAGAAACGAAAGATCTATTCCGTGTTACTGGTGATGCTACTATTGGTATCACAGCAATTACTATACAAGATGGAAATCTATTTGGGTTCTCTGGTGCTGCTGAGGCAACTACTGTCAATCCTCCAGAAGAAACTCAATTATTCGCAATCTCTGGTGGAATATTAACAGAGAAACATTCAGAATCGTATATTGGTGAAGGTATTCTATTCGCATTAGAAACTGTCATTGAGAAAAATGTTTATAGTTATGTTGGTTCTGGTGGTCTATTTGGATTCAATAATCTTGAAGAAGCAAGAACATACGTTTATGATTGCGAATCTGTTGTACCATTCCTAGATCTTGATTATGGATTAATAGTTAGCGGAAATAATCAACAACTTTCGTGTGTAGATGTTTCTGGAGTAATAAGTTCTAATACTGTTTCAACAACAGGTTGTACTAAGGTTCCTCCTGGAACTACTCTTGAAATTGTTCCTGGCGTAACATATACAATTCCAAGTCAACTTACCGTTCCACAGAATTATAATGATTATGGGTTAGTATCTGAATTACATGACCCAGTGGTTGATTATGGTTGGATTCTTGGAACGTTCCGAGATGGTATGCCTGGATGTATCTATGGACAAATTGATATTACTGGATCTGCAACTGATAAATTTACTCCTTCCTGGACTGGTTCTGGAAATATTGCAATTGCTGGACAATCACGTGTTCCACTTGATGTTGCTGTATATGGAACAGGATCTATTAAAAATCTTGGCGGTGCGGCAGAGACATCTGCTATTGCAGAAGAATCAACAGGTCTATTCAAGATTACTGGTACATCAATTATTGGTATTACAGCAATTACAATTGGTGATGGATCTCTATTTGGATTCTCTGGTAGTTCTGATTCCGTTGGATTTAATCCACCAGATATTACAACAGATATTAAAATTTCTGGAGCTTCTGGTGATCCATTACTTACTTATAGAGAAATTGGATTTGGTAATTTATTTACACTACAAGGTGCCACGCAATCTTCTGTTTACAGTTATGTTGGTTCTGGAAGTCTATTTACACTCAACAAACTTGAAGAAGCAAGAACATATGTTTATGATTGCGAATCTATTGTTGAATACAGATATTTTGATTATGGATTAATAGTTGCTGGAAGTAATCAACAACTTTCGTGTGTAGATGTTTCTGGAGTAATAAGTTCTAATACTGTTTCAACAACAGGTTGTACTAAGGTTCCTCCTGGAACTACTCTTGAAATTGTTCCTGGCGTAACATATACAATTCCAAGTCAACTTACCGTTCCACAAAACTATGAAGATTATGGATTAGTATCAGAACTGTACGACCCAGTGGTTGATTATGGATGGATTCTTGGCACCATTCAAGATGGAATGCCTGGATGCATTTATGGTCAAATTGATATTACTGGATCTGCAACTGATAAATTTACTCCTTCTTGGATTGGTTCTGGAAACATTGTAATTACTGGACAAGCACGTGTTCCACTTGATGTTGCTGTATATGGAACAGGATCTATTAAAAATCTTGGGGGCGGTGCAGAAACATTTGCTATTGCAGAAGAATCAACAGGTCTATTCAAGATTACTGGTACATCAATTATTGGTATTACTGCAATCACAATTAATGATGGATCTCTGTTTGGATTCTCTGGTGCAGCAGAATCAGCATCTGTTAATCCACCAGATATCACAACAGATCTCAAGATTACTGGAACTTCTGGAGATCCATTACTCACACACAGAGAAATTGCATCTGGAAATCTATTTGCATTCTCTGGTGGTCAAGAGAGAAATTCGTTTGATTATGCTGGTACTGGAACAATTACATTGCTTCCAAGAAAACCAGAAACTTACGAACTCTCAGAACTTGCTAATTATACTCTTGAAGACTACACAACTTGCTCTCCATATATTAATCTTTCGGATACAAGTTTCTATAATGGACATACAAAGCTTGGTTGTGTACAACTTAAGTGGTTAAATTCGGAAGAGTCACACGAGAAGCACACTGAAGTTTATGATATTCATCTCTGCAATGATGAACCAGAAATTGATTATGGTTATATTATTAATGCCAATACTCTTTCATGTGTAGATGTTTCTGGAGTAATAAGTTCTAATACTGTTTCAACAACAGGTTGTACTAAGGTTCCTCCTGGAACTACTCTTGAAATTGTACCAGGGATTACTTATAGTATTCAACTTCAAATTACGCAGGCAAGCTTCTTTGAAGATTATGGTTTTATCAACGAAATCTATAGTCCAACAAGAGATTATGGTTGGATCCTTGATACGACAGGTCTTGTATGTCCATTTGGCAATCTCGCAACTCTTAACGGTATTGCTGATCAGGCATACGTTAGAAATACTGATGCATTTACAGAAGGCGGAACACTCAAATTTGCATCTGATGTTGGTGCAGAAATATTCTTTACCCCACCTTATATTACTGAAGGATATATTGGTGTTATTCGTGGAGATGGAATTACAGTATTCAGTCTATTGCACAACGGATCTGGATCCTCCATTATCATTGGCAATGGTCTATACAGTGAAACAGATGTATTTGTCGGATCTGGTCAAATCAATCTATTTGGTGCTGGTGTTGATTCCAAATCTAAAGTATTTACTGGATCTGGACAAATCAATCTATTTGGTGCTGCTGCTGCTGAAGTATTTGTCGCTAACCCACCAGAGAATACACAACTCTTTAGTGTCACTGGTGCTGCCTCTTATGTTGAAGTAGATGCATTTGTTGGATCTGGAAATCTATCTTACTTTGGTGGATCTGCAGAGACAGTTGCTTGGTCACCAGACGAAGAGCAACTTCTATTCTCTATCAAAGGAGCAGCAATTTCTATCTTTAGTCTTGCTCATTTTGGGTCTGGTACAATTATCGTTACCGATAGCGCCGAGAAAGCAAGAGTACTTGTACTACCAGCTGATGGATCTATTAGTAATATTACTGGCGAAGCAGATGTAGCATTCTCCGCAAATCCACCAGAAGAAGAACCTCTATTTAGATTTGTTGGCAATAAAGAAGAATCGTTCTCCTTTGGAACTTATATTGGAGATGGTGATCTCTTCTCTATTGGTGGTTCTTCCGAACTTCTTGGATTTGCAGAGCGACCAACTATTGATATTCGCGTCACTGGTCAACTTACAGAGAGGAGAACTAATAAATTTACAGGATCTGGTAGTCTATTTGCATTTATTGGATCTACGGAATCTAGAACAATTGATCTACCTGAGTTCAAGGCAGATCTTAAGTTCTTCGGTGGAATCACGTCAGAAATATTCTCAGCAAATCCACCTGAAAATGATGCCAAGATTAAAGTATCTGGAACAACAACTCCAGAAATTCTTACCTTCTCTGAAAGATCGTTTGGAACTGTATTTACATTTGGTGAATCTACAAATGTCTATGCACCAAATCATATTGGCACTGGATCTCTATTTGCATTTGCTGGTTCTGCAGAATCTGTTGGATTCAATCCAGAAGACATCACAACAGATCTCAAGATTATTGGATTTGCAATTGAAAGATTTACAGCAAATCCAGCAGAAGATGGTACGGAAATTGTTCTATCTGGAACAACATCACCAGAAATTCGCAGCTTTGCAGAGCAACCATTTGGTACATTCTCTATATTTGCAGATGCTGATACAGATAGATCTAAAATCTTTGTTGGTTCTGGATCACTCAAGAAGTTCTCTGGATCTTCAGAATCTGCTACATTCAACCCCGAGGAAAAAGATCTCCTATTCTCCTTCACGGGAGGACTTACAAGTGAGAAACACACCGAAACGTATGCTGGTGTGGATACCCCAATTAAAATCCGTAGAGGAGCTCTATCGGACTTCCAGACGTATGATTACCAACCACTATGGACTGGATTTGGTATTATCACGATTACTGGAGAATCTGCAGATAGATTCCTCAAGAATAATGTTGGATTTGGTAATATCTTCAACATTGGTGGAGCATCAGAATCCACTACCTTCAATCCAACAGAGGAACAAATCCTATTCTCCTTCGCTGGAGAATCGGCAGAAAGAACTGCCTCGTCTTACTATGGTGAGGGATCTCTCTTTGGAATCAATGGTTCTACTGAGTCGTCTACTGTTGTTCCACCAGTATCTGCAGATATCAGATTCTTCGGAGAATCAAGTTCTAAGTTTATAATTAATAATGTTGGATTTGGTAATATCTTCAACATTGGTGGAGCATCAGAGTCTGTCTCCTTCAATCCTGATGAAAGACAAATTCTCTTCTCCTTCTCTGGATTTGGAAGTCAGTCACTTGGTATTGCAGAAACCAAGCAAATTGAAATTGATATTACTGGTGATTCATATGATCTCAGATCTCACTCATACTTTGGATCTGGATCAGCAACGATCTTTGGTGAATCTACAAATCGTTTTGTTATTAATAACATTGGATTTGGTAATATCTTCAACATTGGTGGAGCATCAGAATCCACTACCTTCAATCCAACAGAGGAACAAATCCTATTCTCCTTCACTGGAGAATTGGCAGAAAGAACTCTTGTTAGAGAAATTAGTCAGGGTGGAACTCTTGTTGTTTCTGGATCTTCTGTTGTACGAGCATCTATTGCAGAAACTAAGCAGATTGAAGTTGATATCACTGGTGAAGCATACATTACTGCCTCACTTCTACATGTTGGTTCTGGAAATCTATTTGCATTCTCTGGTGGAGCAGAATCTGTTACTGGAGTTCCTCCAACAGAAAAAGCACTATTCAAAATTTCTGGTATTGCAACAGAGAAGAATACAGAAAATTATATTGGTTCTGGATCTCTTAGAAAACTATCTGGTGCTGCAGAATCTGTTGCCTTTAATCCAGATGAGCAACAAATTCTCTTTACATTTACAGGAACAAGAAATTCAGAGAAGAGAACATCTAGAGAAATCAGTAAGGGAGGAACATTCCAGATTTCTGGAGACTCTGTATCAAGATCTTCTCTTGTACACTATGGTCAGGGAACTGTTTCAGTTGATGGAGATGCCCATACCACAAGAGCAAGAGATTTCATCGGATCTGGTACAATCCCAGTATTCCATGGAGCAGCGGAATCTCTCACATTTAATCCAGATGAAAGAGATCTACTGTTCTCCTTTAATGGAGAACGTATTTCCGAGAAGAGCACGTTTAGAGAAGTTGGAACTCTTGGTAAGGTCAGAATTACTGGAACAAGTGGCGATCCATTACTCACATTTGCAGAGAATCCATTTGTCAAGATCAATCTTAGTGGTAATTCTGTTAATATTCGTTCACGCAGATATATTGGATCTGGAAGACTATTTTCATTCAGTAATGCAAAAGAAGTCTTTGCCCGAGCTCAGTATGAAGGCAGCGGTGCTATTGATATTAGCGGTGATGGAATTATTCAGGTTGAGGTCTTCCAACCACCAAGAACATTTATCTGGATTATCTAATTATATAAATACATTTGAGCAAAAACTGTGCGTAAATAATGACCACTCAGGTACAATTTAGAAAAGGCACGACCCCTGAACATGCTCTATTTACTGGAGCACTTGCAGAAATTACAGTTGATACTGACAAAAAAACTGCTGTCATACATGATGGTAGTGATATTGGAGGATTTGAACTTCTAAGAGCAAGATGGGAGGTTGTTAACACTAGTGGAAATCTTTCTTGTGGAGTTAGGTATCTACTAGATACTTCATCGTCTTCATTGTCATTAAATATGCCATACGAATCTGCTGGGGTTGTTCCTCATGTCGGAGATATGTTAGAACTAATTGATTTTAAAGCGACCTGGGCTATAAATAATGTTACATTAACGACAAGTGGCGGACAGCAATTTTTAAATAAATTTGGAAATATTGATTCCACATTTATTTTAGATGTAGCTGGTTTATATGTTCAATTTATTTGGGATGGAAATTACTGGAGGATCCTAGCATGAGTTTATATCTCAGCGCAAGCACAGCATCTGGTTCACAATCAGTTGCACAGTCAAATGATTTTACCGTCCATGCTCTTCGTAGAGATAGCGATGGTATGTTATATTATACTGTAGCAAGATCCACAGAAGATGTAGTTTTTGATTTTCACAAAACCAATGGAGAAGAATACACCGATTTCCTCCAAGGTAACGAATACGTTGAAGCTACGCCGAATGTGGCAAAACAATTTTCAAACGATCCATATGATAAATATCAACAGTTCAGATTTGATTTTAGACGTTTGACATATTTTATTGACGACGATGGATACTTAGTCGCAAGACTAAATAAAACATATGATCACAACACTCAAGGACCTAAGTAAGGATTTTAAAAATGGCAGATTTTAGACTCGGTAGACTAAAGTTTAAGTGGCGCGGCGATTGGGTGGCGTCCACTGCTTATGTCATTGACGATATTGTTAAGTATGGTGCAAACTCTTATGTTTGCGTAGTAAACCACACTTCTTCAACAAATCAAAATCTTTTTTATACCAATGATATATCAAAGTGGCAGCTCCACACAGAAGGTCTCAGAAACAGAGAAGACTGGACTGCTAACACTTGGTATGCTATCAACGATTTAGTAAAATATGGCAACTCAATTTATCGTTGCATCTTAGGACACACATCAGGTGTAACAGATTTTGCATTCTCCTCATTTACACTTTATGCTGAAGGTTTGAAATTTGAGGATACGTGGAATAGCACAACAACTTATCAGAAAGGAGATGTTGTAACTTTTGGTGGTTATACGTATGTTGCCGAACAAAACTCAATAAATATTGCTCCAAATACTAATACAGCATATTGGAAAGTTTTAACAACTGGTTACTTATCTCAGGGTGATTATAATTTTATTGATGTATATGAGCCAGGTAATACTGTAAAATTTGGTGGTAATAACTATGCATGTAGAGTAACTACAAACAATGAAACTTACACCATTGGTTCTATTGCTGGTCAAAATGGTACAGTAACAGTAACATTCACAACTACTCAACCAACTGCTCCATTTGGAATTAGAGATCAAGTAACGATTGCTGGTGTTTCTGTAGGTGGATATAATGGAACATTCAGAGTTCTTACTTGCACTACATCAGGATTCACATATGCAGCAGCAGAAACAGCTGTCGGTGCAACTGGTGGAACTGTAACTTATAGACCAGTACCAACAAATACAAGATTCTGGGATCTTGTTCTTGAAGGATTTAACTGGAATGGTCAATGGAGTTCAACTTCTGTCTATCAACTTGGAGATGTAGTAAACAGAAGTGGTAACTCATATATTTGTATTAATTCAAATACCCTAGGCGCTGCAACTGCTCCAGAACTTGATCCTAATGGTATTTATTGGAATTATTTATCTCAAGGTGGCAATGCTGCTCAGGTTCTGCAAGAAATTGGTGACCTCCTCTATCTCGCTGCTGGTGGTATCAATAGAATTGCACTACCTTTAGGAGATGGTAGTCCAACTGCACTAAGAGAAGCAAGCGGACAAGTTCTAACGGTTGGTGGAAATCCTCTCCTACCAAGATGGGAACCAAATAACCAGACTGCTCCTGTTTTCTATGTTACACAAGAAGGTGACAACACATATAACGGAAGAAGTATCTCACGAGCATTTGCGTCTCTAAGATATGCTTGTGAATATATTAAAGCTTTAACTGGACCTGCCGCACCATCTATAGATAATCCATTCACCATTTATGTGAAGGCGGGTGTTTATGAAGAAGTTCTCCCAATTACAATCCCTCAGTTTGTATCAATTATTGGTGATAACCTTAGGACATCAATCATTAAACCAGCTGCTGGACAGTCAGACTTACAAGCTTTAACTTTAGGAACAAACGTATCCCATCTTCTCTTTGGTGATACAATTCAAAACGCTGATGAAACAAAAGTTGCTAAAGTTTTAGATTCTGATTATGTAAACAATGTTCATCTTCTAAACATCAGTGGTGGACAGTGGACTACATCTGATAAGTATATCAATATTGTAAGTCATCAAGCTGCAGATGCAAGAAATCTAATTATTGCAAACAAAGATTTTATTGCTGCAGAAACATACGCAAGATATGTGGTTAGCCAACAGCAGCAACCACCAGGTGTTGCTGCAACTGTAAAGGCAGGACTTGCTACATTTGTTGAGAAACTAGCATTCAACGTTAAAGCAGGCGCTAACAACAAAGTTTGGGATTATATTAGCACTGTTGTAAACAGTACAACCCCAATTACTGGAAATCCTGGAGTTGATATAATTCTTGTTGATGAGATTGAACCAATTGCAATCGCAGTAATGCGTAATACGGTTATTTCTCCAACAACTGGAAATACATTAACTCAAGTAAGAGATCTCTCTATCACACTTGACACTGCCTCGCCATATTGCGCTAACGTTGCATCTTCAATTACTACGTTAGTTGGTATTGCAACAACTGCATTATCAAATGGCAGCATGACAGGAATTGTTAAGACCGATCCTTACATCGCAATTGTAACTGCTGATACCAGAAGCAATGCAGAATCAACCATGTTCTATGTTGGTTCGCATACTACAATCAGAGATATGATCTTTGAAGGTATGAGTGGTTATGTTCCTGCAGCTGGCACCGCCGAACAAAACGTAGATCTTGCTACTATCAAGGGTGTTTATTTTAGACTTGATCCCAATTCACCAGTACAAAAGTCGCCATACATCCAAAACTGTACCGCTGTGGGTGGTGCAGCAATTGGTATTATGATTGATGGTGCTGTACATAAACACTTTGATAATTCATCAACACCATCCTATAAGTCAATGGTGTTTGATGCTTACACACAAATTCTGGATGGTGGTGTTGGTTTCTATGTTACCAGAGGTGCAGCAACAGAAATCGTGACCTGCTTTACATACTATTGTCACATTTCTTATACTTCAACTAGAGGTGGTAAGATTCGTGCTGTTTCTGGAAACTCTTCATACGGTAAGTATGGATGTATCTCAAGAGGATATGATGATACAGAAACAACCATTAATGGTAATATCAGAGGTTTGAGACTAGAACTAAATCCACAACAACCAAAGAACGGAGTATTCACAGCAAACGAAAGAATCATTGGTGGTACTTCTGGTGCTGTCGGTGAATTCATCAACGATCAAACAGCATCTGGATATATTTACTACTTCCCAATCAAAGGAAACTTTGTGCAAGGAGAAGTTGTTACTGGTTCAACATCAAATGCTTATGTAACCCTTGTCAATAATACAGATGCACGTACTGGACAAAAAGGATTCGTGCTTACTGTTGAAGGTCTAGCATCTGCTCCAGACCAAGGAGGTTCAGTAGAACTGATTGATAACGGAACAAATAATGATAGTGGTTCTTTTGTTATTGCAAACGCATCTTATCAACCTCCAGATGGTAGAGGTACTTTAACTGTTCAAAGAGCAAGATTAGGGACAACAGCTGATTCACATACTGGTACTGCACTAATCAATCTATTCTCATATGTTGATGTACAAGGGATCTCGGGGACTCCAACAATTCTTGGCGCTTCTATTGACGGAGCAACAACTAGTATTAATATCAACCAAGTTACTGGAATGACTGGTACTAGTTATATTATTGTTGATAATGAGTTGATGAGAGTTACTGGATTCCAGGGCGCTAACTTAATTACAGTTCAAAGAGGTGTTGAAGGAACAACTGCTACTTCACACTCTGCTGGCAGTAATGTTACGGTTCTTGCTTCAAAAGTTGCTAATCATGATGAAGTTATTAGAGATTTCAATAATACCAGTACTTCAATCCTGGTAAAGGCAGCAAACATTGTTTTCAAGGCAGAAGATTATATCAAGATTGATAATGAATTCTTCAGACTAACCGCAGTTACTCCAAATACAACTGGTATTACAACTCTTTTACTTGCAGATGAAAAAGTAATTCCTTCTGGTGATGGACAGCTATTCAGAATTCGCTATCGTTATTCACAAGTTCGTCTAACAGCACATGACTTCCTTGATGTCGGTACTGGAAGTAAGGCGAATACAAACTGGCCATTCTTACCACTGTCACCAAACATTCCTGCAAACGAAACTATTGAGGATCGCCCTGGTCGTGTTTATTATGTTTCTACAGACCAAGATGGTAACTTTGCAGTTGGTAAGTACTTCAGAGTTGAACAGGCAACTGGTAAGGCAACTCTAGACGCATCTGCATTTGATCTCTCTGGTCTATCATCTCTTAGACTGGGTTCAATTGGTGCTCAATTAGGTGCATCTATTAACGAATTTTCAACAGACGGAACACTTTCACAAAATAGTGATGAAAAAGTTGCAACGCAAAAAGCAGTTAAGACTTATGTTGATAACATGTCGGGTTCGCTTGGAAACTTTACAATTGGTGGAAACCTAACTGTTAAGGGAGTTACTACAACCGTTTCATCTGTGACTGTAGAAACTAAAGATAGAAATATTACTTTAGGTAAGGTTGCTTCTGGAACATTCCAAGGCAACATTGCCGCTGGATCTGCAGTTATTTCTGGTGTTACCGATACAACAAACTTAGCTCCAGGTGTTGCTGTTACTATTACATCTGGTGGTGGAAATGTAACGATTGGAGCAGACGCAAAAGTTCTAAGTGTTACTGCAACTACAGTAACATTGACTGAGAACTGTGGCGGATCTGGTACAGCAAATGGTGCTACATTAACAGCTGGTGGTCCATCAAACTTCACAGCTGATGCTGGTGGTATTACTATTCTTGGAACAACCAATAAAGAATTTAGTTGGTTGTCTTCAAATAATGCTTTTAATAGCACCGAAAGTATTGCTCTTGCATCTGGCAAGTCATTAATCATCGGATCAACTACTGTCCTCACTGGTACTACAGTGTTTGGACTAACACTTGGCGATACCGATGCTGCTCTTGGTGGTTCTACTGCAAGTAATACTAAAATTCCAACACAACTTGCTATCAAGACATTTGTTGAAAAACAAAATAGAATTTCTGCCGCAAATTATTTTGTTGCAGCAATGTAAGATATAAATATCTACGTAAAAAAAAATTAAACCGATTTTACAGGAACGGAGAGACCCATGCCATCAGGAGTATTTGCAAAATTAAACATTGCAGCTGCAACTTGGACAACACTTGTTGCCCCAGCACCATCAGGTACATTTAAGGTTGCTACAGTAAACCTATGCAACCGCACATCTTCAGACATTAAAGTGAGAATTGCTCTAGCAGCAAGCACCACAGTAGCCGATACTGATTACATTGAATATGATACAACCATTGTTGCTAATGGTGTTCTTGAAAGAACTGGTATCCTAATTGATAGTACATTTGGTATCCAGGTTTATGCTGCAACTGCGGGAATCACTGCGGCCGCTTACGGTATTGATAGCTGATTAAATAACAAATAACAAGGATTCAATCTAATGGCACGAAGGCTTTCCACAATCACAACTGCTTCTGTAAAGAAGACTATTAATCCATATTCACAACCATGTTTTGCAACATACACCATGCATCATTCTCATGGTGGTGGATATTATCTATATGATCATAACTTGAATTTGATTTCTGCTGATCATGGTACTGGTGATTCCTCATATGGTTCTTTCAGAACATACAGCACCTCCGCAAGTCAATTTTTTGAAAGTTCAAATAGCTATCCTGATATTCAAACGGATGATACTCCTAGCCAAAGTACCAATAGAGGATCTGGATTAAATTATGTTGGTTATCTTGGACATATATCGCACTTAAGAGCTGGCGTATATGGAAACTTTGGTGGATGGAACTGTTCTGGTAATCAAAATGGAAGTGAATATAGAGCTTATGCTTTTAGAGATGTTGCTCCTATTGTCAACGAAACTCACCAAGATTATGCTATATTTTCCCAGCATAATTCTACAACTGGAACACTGTTGCATGTTGGTCAAAGAAGTGCAACGATGTATTATAATAAGATTTTTAATGGAACTTGGGGAGGCAGGGTAAATATTCCAGCAGCAAGTTCTAACGGACGAGGGATGCATGGTTCTGTTTGTTATAACAGAAAGACCAGAAAACTTTTGGTTATGGAATCAAATGGAAGCTATGGTCTTACTCCTGTCATTTGGAATAATGTTCCAGATTTAAGATTGATTGCACATAACCGTGCAACAGAAGAATATAAAACTCTAGGTGATAGTTATACTGCACATACTAGCAATGTAGGATATTTGCATGATTATTTCCAAAATACTGCAAATAGAACTGTATACACGGTAAATAGTTTTAATACTAATACTTATTCATCAACTCAAGAAGCAAACTTGAGATGTATTCCTGTTCTAAATGATGACGATAGTGTTACAGTTTTCCAAATGACTCCAGGTGATGGTTGTTTAGTTTATAAGTGGAGTTCTGCTGGTGCTCCAAGTGGAGTTTTATACAGAGGATCTTGGACTACATCTTATGGATATGAGCAAGGAATTAGATTTGGTGCAAGATGGCAAGTAACAAGTGATGGAAAATACTTGTTTGGATATTGTCCATCTTACTATTATGGATCTGGAGCATATATTTCTGCTATTAGAGTAAGTGATGGCAAATTCTTGAGATTCACAACTCAAGATCAGACTTATGGAAGATCCTGTTGCCCAATTGGGAAATCGGATATGATGTGGGTATATAGTGCAAACACCAATAGTGGTAATGGATTGTATTATAGAACAGTTAATTTACCACATGAATTTGCTATCAGAAACGATGGAGCGATTTTTAATCTAGACTCTCACTGGATGAATACTACACTGGAGTGTGGAACTTACAGTACAGCATATCCATACATTATTCCAGCACTATATGATACTGCACTGTTTACAGAACCACATCTTCCATCAATTAGTTGAGGTAAATAACAATGACATTTTTAGTTTTTAGAAAATCTACAAATACCGTTGTTGGGTGGTATGAAAATGAGCAGGATATTCAGTATCCTGGTAATATGGAAGATCTTCAAGTTTTTGAACAAGACTATGATCCATCTGTAGATTATTCACTTTCTTTAGTTCCATCCGAAGATGGTTCGGAATTGATTAACAAATTTCCAGGAAAAAGTGTTGAAGAGCAAAAAGAATTGATTGAAAAAGAAGGAGCAGATACTTATCTTGAAGAGATAAAAAAAGCAAAGATTCAACAAATCAAATCAAAAGTAAAGAATAAATTGAAAGATTCTGAGTGGAAAATTACAAGAGCAAAAGATTTAGATCTAATTAATGGAAATACCGATGCTTCTAATATTTTATTTGCAGAAAGGCAATCAGTAAGAGATCGCGGTAATGTACATGAGCAATTATTAAATTCTCTCACAACCATAGATGAAATTGTGAAATTTGATGCTGATGCATTTTAAAAAGTATATTATAAATACTCAAGATAGATAAACTCACAGATTAACTGAGAATAAAAATGGCAAGAACCGTTTCTACAAAACCAGTGACAGTATCCTCAAAATTGCAGGATCCATATGCACAACCATGTTTTTCAGTCTATACGTGTCAACATGGTACATATGGTGCTGGTTGGTTGACGTACAACCACAACTTAGAATTTAATTCATTCTATGGTGGTGATGGTAACTCTGCTTATAATAGATTTAGAACATATACATCATACTCTCCAGAATTTTACAACAACTATGCAGGTAGTGCATTCATGGAGACTCAGAGTAGTCCATCTAGTAGTTCCGAGTATTGCAATAATACATGTAATGTTGGATATCTCGGTCACCAGAATTTTCACTCAACAAATGAATATTCAAAAACTTCTGGTTGGGTGATTGGTGATGCTGGAAGACAGTATCGTGGAAATGCATTCAGAGATGTTGGTGTTTTAGCAAACGAAACAGATCAGGATTATGCTATCTTTGGAGAAAACAACGGTACTACAGGAACTCTACTATGTGTTGCATCTAGAAGTGCTAACAGATATTATCTAGATACTCAGCAATCTGGTATTAATAGATTCAATATTCCTATTCAAGGTGGATCTAATTATAATGGGATGTATGGATCTCTCTGCTATAATAAAAAATTAAATAAACTTGTAGTTATGGAACATAACACAAGTGATAGAAAAATTAGACCTCATGTATGGAATAACGTTCCAAACTTGAGAGCATATGCATTGAATTCAAGTAACGTTTATAATGGATTAGCAGAGAGATCAAACGCATATAGCGCCAATCAAGGTGGAACTCTCTACAATTTCTTCCAAAATACTGCGAATAGAGCTCTATATGATTCAACTTTAAATGGAATGAGTAGTTATAGTAGTGCTCAAGAATCTTATTACAGATCAATTCCAGTTCTCTGTGATAATGAAAAAATTGTTACCTTCACAATGACTCCAAGTAATGGTTGTGTTGTCCAAAGATGGAATGCAAATGGTACGTTTGAAGGCGTACTATGGAACGGCACCTACACCACATCCTATGGATATGAGCAAGGAAATAGATTTGGTTCAAGATGGCAAGTATCTACAAGTGGTAAGTATGTATGGATGTATTGCCCATCTTACTACTATGGTGCTGGGATTTTTTGGATTGCTGTAAGAGTTTCTGATGGTAAATTTATTAAATTCCAAATCAATGACAGCAGTCACGGAAGAAATATGTGTCCAATTGGATTGAATAGTATGTTCTATACATCTTCTTACAATGCTGATGGTCCAGGACTATACCATAAATCAATTGAAATTGATTATTATTTACATACTCTCAATGATGGTGCCACTCTAAATCTAGACACTAGCTTCAGTACTTACCTTATTGATACAATGGGTAATAGTACAGATTATCCGACTATTATTCCAGCGTTCTACAATACTTCTCTATTCAATACGCAAACAGAAACAAACATCAAATAAATAGGAATAAGGTACTTAATAAAAATGGCATATCTTTACTTCCAAATCCATTCTGGATTAGAATCAGTTACTCTATATGAAGAACTTCCAGAATTAACTGACGCAGATTCTGTAAAAAATTATATTGAGTATAATTTTGATCCATCAGTTGACTTCATTTCTGCTTTAACTTTAGCAGAAGATGGTACTGTCGTAAACAAATTTCCAGGTAAAACTGTTGAAGAACAAGAACGACTTTTCCACGAAGAAGTAGAACAACGTTCATTGGTCAATGAAAAGAAGCGTATTGTATCAAGAATTAAATCTTATGTAACTGACTTAATTGAACCATTAGAGAACAAAGAAAAAAAAGCATTAGAAATTGATGCTGCAAATGGTAATAATGACGAAATGAGAAAGATTGCAATTTATAGACAATCTGTAAGAGATAAAAATAATGAGCAAGAGGCATTATTGAATGCTTTAACAACAAGAGAAGATATTGAATCTTTTAATCCAAACTGGGCAAAGTCATTCCCAGCATTTGAATAATCAAATAAATTATAAATACCCCTAGGAAACTAGGGGTATTTTTTTATGGCTCAACCTGCCAGTAGGTCCGAGCTAAGGAACTATTGTTTAAGACAATTGGGGTTCCCAGTTCTGGAAATTAACGTAGACGACGATCAAATTGAAGATGCAATTGATGATGCTCTTCAATACTATCGTGAGCGTCATTATGATGGCGTTGAGCGCATGTATCTAAAGCATCAATTTACTGCTGCAGATGAAACAAAGTTTGAAAATCAAAAGCAAC